AGCTTCGTAAACATTTTGAGGGAAACTGGCGACGACCAGCCAGCATTGGCGGCGATTAAACAGCATTTGCCCAGACTTGAAACGGTTGGCTTAAGTCAGCACAGTTTTGGGGAGGGGATTGCCCAGTGGGCTTCTTTGCATATGGGTGTTGAATTAATGCCTTGGCAAAAGCATGTGTTGAACGGCCAGCTGTGCCATGACGGTAACGGCAACCTGCAGTTTCGTGAAGCTCTTGTGTCGACTGCACGTCAGCAAGGTAAGTCTGTTGCTTTGCAAGCACTAATTGGTTGGTGGATTACTGAACTGGCGGCGTTTCGTGGCAAGCCCCAGGCGGTGCTTTCGGTTGCTAACAAACTTGATAGGGCTGAAGCAATCTTTGGGTTTATCGCCCCAATACTTGTGGAGAAATTTGGGGGAAAAGCCGCCAATGCGATGGGCCGTAAGTCTGTAAAAATGCCTGACGGGTCGTTGTGGGAAGTTAGGGCCGCTACCCCAAACCTGCACGGCGGTAGTTACGACTGCATTGTCATAGATGAATTGTGGAATATTTCAGCGGCTGTAGTTGATGAGGCTTTGAGGCCTAGTCAGATTGCTAGGACTAATCCGCTTTTGTCTATGTGGTCTACCGCTGGCGATGAGTCAAGCGCTTGTTTCATAGCCTTTAGAGAAGCGGCCATATCTGAAATTGACAACGGCGATACCGGCAACCTGTACTTTGCCGAATACAGCATGAAGCCAGGTAGTGACCCTAGAAATGAAGCCAATTGGATTATGGCCAACCCAGCGATGGGGCAGACAGTGACAGTTGAGGCGCTTAGAGCCGTATCTAAAAAAGACAGTTTCCTACGTGCCCACTTAAACATGTGGGTTTCGGCCCGTGGTGCCTGGCTACAACCTGGCGTTTGGGACAAACAAAAAACCGATGTGCCTATGCCACCTGGTGGCGTGTTGGCTGTTGACACCGACCTAACCGACGGGCGTTATGTTGGCGTCAGGTCAAGCGTGCTTGAATCCAAAGCCCATGTGTGTGTCGAATTTATGGTAGATACCGAAGATCAAATGTGGGAAGAAGTAGAACGGGTCATGGCTGACACGGCCACCAGTCTGGTCATTACGCCAGCCCTGCATTTGCATTTGCCGAAAAGTTTGGAACGTCGAAGCACCGTTATTGGGTACGGCGAGTTACTCAAGTATTCGGGCCTTATCCAAAAGATGATTGTTGAAGGCAAAGTTAGGCACCGTGGTGAACTGTCTTTGGCTGAACATGTCAACCGTGCTGTGCTAACCAAAACTGGTGGCGGTGTCGTTCTGTCAAGTCAAAAAAGCCCAGGCCCGATAGAGCTGTGCCGGTGCATGGCGTGGGCGATTGCCGAAAGTTCACGCCCAAAGGTTGTGGGCAAACCTATGTTTGCTGTGTCTAAGACATCGTGACTTTCGGTCAGGCTATTGTTTAGTGAGTCCCTGTCCTGCGTCGGGCAGGGCAGGGACACCCCCGAAGGGTTTTAAAATGGGATTGTTTAGCAGTAACAAAATAAACAAAGCAGCAATTAGCCCACAGCCTGAACCGACTGTGCAAGCAGCTGCCGTTGGTGGCTCTTACTATTCGTCGCAAACTGCTGGCCCTAATTTTATTGGCGATTTTTGGTCATACCAGGCTGGCCTGTTGCGTAACCGTGCAATGTCCGTTGCCGCTATCAGTCGAAGCCGTGACCTAATGGCCTCAGTCCTGGCAAACATGGAACTAAAAATGTGCACCGAAATGTGGAACGGTGAAGAAATGGAAACCGTACCGCTGGCGCCACGTTCCTGGCTAAAACAACTAGACCCCGAAATGCCAAACAACTTTCTGTTTCCGTGGATATTTGACGACCTTTTCTTTTATGGCCGTTGCTTCTTGTACATCACCAGCCGCACAAAAGACGGTTACATGGCCAGCGCCACAAGATTACCCCAAGGGTCAATTACCACTGCTGACGCTGTCGGTCCCGTCTGGTTCGGTAAGTCAAAAGAAATTTATTTTAACGGCGGCGCTTTAGACCCTGCCGATGTTGTGCAGATTTACAGCCCAACCCAAGGCATGATCTTTATGTCAGAACAAACCATAAACACAGCTCTAAAACTTGAAGACGCCAGATACCGCAATGCTTCAAGCGCCATTCCTGCCGGTGTACTTAAGCAAACTGGTGGTGAACCGTTGTCAGCTCTTGAATTGGCACAGTTGGCTGAAGCGTTTAACCAAGCACGGTCAACTAATCAGACAGCTGCACTAAACGAGTTTTTGACGTACACAGAAACTAATGCGACACCTGACAAAATGCTGTTAATTGACGCCGCCGAATATCAAAGTAAACAAATCGCTAATTTGTGCAATGTACCCCCGTATCTATTGGGTATTTCAACAGGTAGTTACGCATACACAAACAGCGATAGCGCCAAAAGTGATCTTTGGACCTTTGGATTATCAATGTACGCAAAGGCCATTACCTCAGCCCTCAGTCAGCAACTGCCCCGTGGCACCTATGTCAAATGGGACTACGAGGACTACCTAAAAACTGAAGGCGCCGAAATGTCAGAACAATCAGAACCACGAGAAAACACACAAGAGGAACTAGCACAATGATTCGATTTACATCAAACACATTTGCTGTCGAAGCCGCAGGCCCAGACGGACAAGAACGCCGCACCATTACAGGCATTGCGGTGCCGTACAACACTTTTGCAACCGTAAGCGACGGTACAACTGTGCAGTTTGCCCCAGGCAGTTTGCCCGTAGACGGTAAAGCACCCAAACTTTATATGAACCACGACAGCACCCAAGCCGTTGGTTTGGTTTCGGAACGTGTCGACAGCCCAGAAGCCATGTACTTTACAGCCAAAGTTTCGTCAACCCGTGCCGGTGACGAAGCCCTAGTGCTAGCAGCTGACGGTGTAATTGACAGCGTGTCAGTAGGCGTCAACCCCACAGAATTTAAGTATGACGACGCAGGCAACATGACCGTGCTAAAAGGTGACTGGGTGGAATTGTCGCTAGTCCCACAAGGTGCATTTGCTGGGTCTATAATTACCGAAGTAGCGGCACAAGCGCCACAAATTGAAGCACCAAAGGAAGAACCCAAAATGGAAAACACCCCTGCAGTTGTTGAAGAAGTCGTAGTGCCAACGGCACCAATTTTTGCACAGCCGAAGCGTAATTTCGGTATGCCAACCGCTGGCGAGTACCTCGCCGCCTACCACATTGGTGGTGAAGTTTGGACTCGTGTCAACGCCGCAGCTGTTGAAGTGATGAAGTCACGCCAAACCGCATTGCAGGCCGCCGCTGGCGACAGTGTTACCACTGATTCCGCTGGATTGTTAAATGTCAATGTCCTCGGCCCTGTGTTTGAAGATCTGAACTACATCAGGCCTGTCGTTACGGCTGTTGGCGCTCGTGCCATGCCGGACGGTGGAAACCAAAAGACTTGGATTCGTCCGACTTGGACAACCCACACCGATGTTGGCACGCAATCGTCAGAACTTGGCGCCGTTACTGCACGCACCCCTGTGATTGCTTCAAACGTAATTACTAAGACAACGCTTGCTGGCCAGGTAACCTTCTCGGTACAAGACATCGACTTCACGTCGCCTGGTGCACTTGAAATTGTGTTGCGTGACCTCGCTGGCCAGTACATGATTCAGTCCGACGCCTTGTTGTGTGCCGCAATTCTTGCTGGCGACACCGCTTCAGGTTCAACTTGGACAGTTACCGCCAACGACCCAACTTCACTAATTGCCGCTTTGTATGACGCCGCAACCGACATTTTGGCCGCCACCAACTTCTTGCCTGACCACATTTTCGTCAGTCCCGATGTATGGAAAAAATTAGGTAGCCAACTCGACGCAGACAAGCGACCAATTTTTCCGTACACAGGCGCCGCAGGCCTCATGGGTATAAACGGAATGGGTTCCGCAAACGTTACACAAATGAACACGTTTAACCCACTGGGCCTAAACCTTGTTGTTGACCGTGCATTTGCAGACAACACCATGGTTGTAGCCCGTGGCTCAGCCATTGAGTACTACGAGCAAATTCGTGGGATTATGACGAGGGACGAACCAGGTACCCTCGGCAAGGTCTTCAGTTACCATGGCTATGCAAGTACGTTCATCGCTGACGGTGACCAGGTTAAGTCCATCGCTATCGCCTGACCACCAACTCGAAAGGTGGTTAGCCGCTTATGGCTGTTTATCAAGTTACGTTTCATCAACGTTTGGATAACTACGCAGTTGTCCAAACGTTGACAGAACCCGAACTAGCGTTAGGTCAATCATTTACGCTTGCTAGTTTAGGTCACGGCCTGAACGGCACGCACACTGTCTACGACTTGCCCAGTTACCTGTTTATTGGTGTTGACACTGAAGGCGACCTATTATTTGATTATCTTCAGCCGGTACAAAATCAAGTTTTGTTTTACGATGAAGGCGACGACTTAATTCGTAGCGCCGCTATTCCGCCTGGCACCCTGACTTACACGCAGACTTGCACATGGATTACAGGCACACAGATTGGCACTTGGTTAGGTATCGCTTTGGCTGGTACAGACGAAACCGCTTTTTTGACTCAGTGTGCTAACAGCGCCAACAACTTCATTTTTCGTAGACGTCAAGAGTCTGGCTATACCGACCAACTAACTGTTGTACCTAGTGCTGACGTACAACTGGCCACGATTATGTTTGGTGGCTCGATTTACAGACAACGTGGCGCCATTGACCAATTCGCAAGTTTTAGCGAAATGGGTACAGCCGCAGTGACGGGCCTGTCACCACTAATTAAACAACTGGCTGGTATCCCACGGCCTGCGGTTGCATGATGACTGTCTACACCGACCTTTTCAACGAGTCGATAGACGACCTAGCAACAACGCTGGCAACCATTACTGGCATGCGTGTTGTATTTGACCCTGAAAAGATCAACCCACCGTGCGTGTTTATTGACGCCCCCAGTTTTGATTGCTTCAACTACAACATCGTCACCATGAATTTTTCGGTAAAAGTCATAACCTTAGGGCCAGGCAATTTGGACGGCTTACGCAACGTTTTAAGCATGTGTGCGTCGGTTCTAGCAAAGAATGTGGCAGTGAAGTCTGGGCGCCCAGGGTCGTTTCCCGTAGGCGGCCAAATGTTTGCCGCCTATGATCTATCCATAGACATGCAAGCACAGACAGGGTGATTATGAAATACACAATTAAAAGCAATCGAGTCGGCGTG